TTGCCATACTTCTTCTGGAGTCCATTGTCGGCCAACTCAAGCCAACGAAGCGTGCTTGTCTTCAGGCGGTCGGCGGACCAGCTAGGCCCATAAACCTTAATCTCGGCAAGCTTGCCATCGACGAAGTTGACTCGCACGTCAGAGATATAATACCAAAACGCGTTGTCGCCTACTCCATCGCGCCCAACGGACGAGAACTCTGCTGCCTGCGTGTCCGAGAATCCCTTCTTCTTCCGCTCCTCGATACTGTCCGAATCGAGAGACAGTCTGGCATTCGGATCTTTTAGATTGATGCGCTCCATGAGCACATCCATTTTGTTGAACGTCCATAAGGTCTCCTCGATTAGTCTTGGAATCTGATTCAGCAGCATTCCCAGGCGCAGCCCCTTGAAATCGAGCGCGTCGCGAATGGCTGCCTCTCGTGCCTGCTCGTCCTTGAGTCGAGCGGCGGCAGCCGCTTCGGCCTCCGCTCTTGGGTAACCTAGCTTCGCTGCAACGTCAGCGGGCAAGTCTGCTAGCGGCACAGTGGCGACTCCGCTTGAGTGAATCACCCTCGCCTCGATGTCACTCTTCTTGGTGACGGTTACCCCGGTGAACGTTCTTCCGCCCTTCAGGGTTATCGTCTCGATCTTGACTGTCTCCTCGCCAAGTAACTGGAGTGCGCACGCTAGGAAGGCGATCAGGAAGAGGGAAGAGGTTTTCATGTGAAATGTTTTTCTAGCGAACATTGGTATTATGAAGCGCGCTGCATTTGCAGTGCTTCTGCGGCGTGCTGCATATCAACTGCATATGCGACGCTCGTGTCCATGGTTTTACTGCTTTCGATCATGCTTAACTTGTAGCGCAGCAGGTGGAAGTGGCAAGAACGAAGTCAGATCGAACTTTTGGGCGGCTGGCGGGGTGGTTGGAACGGGTTTGGGGCCTAGCTTTGCGGTGATTTTTTGCGTCGTCCCATTCTGGAAACCGGGAGTAATGGAACAGTATGATAGGTAGGCGTGGTTCAGCGCGCCGGCATTTCCTCCTAGTCAGAAGTGCCGGAAGTCCAGCCTTTGCGCAGCTCCTCCAGTTGCGCCCGAAGTGAGGGCGTTCTGGTGTTGGTCTGGCACCAACTCGTCCGCGCCCCATTTCGCCGCAGGAGGCAGTGCTGATACTGCGCCAGCCTCGCCAGCGGCATGAACAGGATCCGCTCCTCGTGCCAGCCGGTTTCAGCGGCGACGGCGAAGACCTGGGCGGCTACGAAGCCGGGTTCGTCGCAGGCAGGGGCTTTTTTCCGCCGATGCCCGGCACAGGATCGACCTGTGCCGCCTCCAGCTCGCGGCTCTGTGCCTCCAGGCGCTGGAAGGCGGTCTGGAAATCCTCCGGGGTCAGCCCGCCGCAGAAGATCAGGGCGGCTTCCCGGAATCCCTGGTCGTTGAACGACGCCCGGACGACCTCGGGCCAGGGGGCGCAGTGGGCATAGACAAAGCCCATGATCGAGGACGTGAACTCCGGCGTGCCGTCCTTGGGCATCTCCCCCTTCACCAGCGGGTTTCCGGTGCGGAGCAGCACGTCGTAGCTGGCCAGCGAAAGCGGGCGCATCGCGTGGCCGGCGACGATGGTTTCCACGTCGTGGAAGGCGGAGGAAAGCAGCTTCTGGCGGTCGGTGTCGTCCATGGGATCAGAGGTGGCGGAGGAACAGGTCTTCGGTGGCGGGTGACGCATCCAGCGGGATGAAGGCGATCTTGCCCCGGCGCTTCACGCAGGCGAGCGGCACGTCCCGCTTCACCTTGTCGACCAGCCGCTCGCGGTTGAGCAGAGCGCACTTGATGTAAGCGAATGGGTGTTCGGGGTGGGCGAGGTGCCAGGCGTCGTCGTGCCAGGCGGCGATGAGTTCCCTGGTCTGGAACTTGCCGCACGGGCTCTGCGGATCGAAGAACCAGACGGTGCGCTCGCCGCGGATGCCGTCGCCGACGATGCGGACGAACGGCTTCTCTCCCAGCGCGATGCCTACGGCCGTCAACGCGGCGGCGAGGCAGGTGTTGCTGGTGGCGGTTGAGGACAGGTGGGATACGGCGTTCATCTCGGGATCGGAATGTTAGAAGGATGTTCAGGCCCCGCCGCCGCTGGCGACGAACGGGTAGTGGGTGGCGGTCAAGTCGATCTTCTCGAAGTCCTCGTTGTTGAGGCTGCGGCTGACCTGCATGAGTATGGTGGTGCCGCCGCTGGCCTGCTGAAGATGGGCGGGAATCGCGTTGGCGAGTGCGATCGCCGCGCCGATCTTGCCGCTGAACGACGAGGTCTTGGCCACGAGGCCCGAGAGCTTGATCTCGACCTTCTCCTGGTAGAGCGACAGGCCGATGATCTCGCCGGCCTTGTCGAGGACGGTCTTCTCCTGGTTGGAGAAGTCGAAGGACAGGTCGGTGATGAGGATTCCCGCTTGATCGTTCGGGATTCCCCAGTTGCCGGTGGTGCCAAGGAAAGTCGCGGCCATTTGACCGCGTGCGGCGTGTCAACCGCATCAGACGGCCGAGACGACGGCCTCGTAGCTCAGCACGCTTTCCCGGCCGCGTGATTCGTCCGGCGTGGTGCTGCCCTCGCGCTCGATGAGGTCGTGAAGGACGAAGGTCTCCGAATCGAGGTCGGATTGGATCGCCGCCTTGTCGCGGAGGAGAGTCACGAGTTTTCCCGCCCATCCGGCGTGAAGCTCCGCAGGCGTGTCATCCACCTGGGAAAAGAGATGCACGTCGAGCTTCACGCGGGCGGTGTGCGGCATCGCCGGGACTGGTTTGGATTCCGAGGTGTCGAGAACCACGCACGGACGGGTGCGGATTTCATCTCGGCGGGCGACGTGGACCGGGATGGACCCGGGAAACCCGTCGGGCCGGTGGGTATCGATCCATTCGGCAAGCAGCGACGACAAGCGGTCTTCGATCAGGTTGGGCATCCTGTGGATGCAATCGCGTCAACCGGACCGCCGTCGCAGCGTTCGGTTCGCGCCGTCGTTGATCTTGCGGAGCGAGGTCGCGAGTGCCTTGCGGAGCCTGCCCGCAGCCACACGGAGCGCGAGCTGGATGCCCTTGCGGGTGCTGACGTTCTCAATGTAGTCGAGCTTGTTGACCAGCGTGACGGCCGGGCTGTCGCCGGTTCGGATCGTGGCCGATCCTGGCGACTGCTTGTGGCGGGTGATCCACTGCACGGCACCGCGGACGCGCCCGCCGATTGCCTTGCCGGCGTTGATCCACGAGCCCTTGGCGAAGCCGACACGCTTCTGGATTCGCTCGATGTAGGTCTCGCGGGCCTTCGGGCTGGTCACGATCTGCTTCGGCTTGGATCCGCCGAGCTGCCCCCAGCGGTGGAGTTTCGGATCGAGGCGGCCAACCGTGAGGTCCTTCCAGCCGGAACGGGTCTGGCGCAGATTGTTTTCCGCCCGCGCGAATCGCCGGTTCTGGATGTTGGCCCAGAACCGGTCGGCCGCCGCCGGGTCGGACTTGCGGATTTCCTCGAAGGCGTCGGATGGCAAGGCGAACACGCCGCCGATGTCTTTCGCCACCGCCTTCTCGCCCGTCTTGCGTGCCTTTTCCGAAAACCCGAACGGCCGGGTGTTGCGGGCAAGTTCGACGGATAGCCCGCGCGCTTCCTGTTTTACCAGGGACAACAGCGTCCGGCCCACCTTGTCCGGGTAGCGGCGCAGCAGGCGGGCTACGGTGAACGCTCCCTTCAGCTTCGCGGTGAAGCGGATCGCGCCGTCATTCATCGGTCGAGGAAAGGCTGAGAGTGAGGAGTGGCGAACGCGGATGGTTCGAGACCCGGCTGATCCGGTATTCGGTGCCGTCCACCTCGATGCGCTCGCCGAACTTCGGCAGGGCCGCGGGGAACGCCAGCTTCGGAACGCGCAGGCTGAAGTCGGGTGACGCGACGAAGCCGCCCATGTCGATCTGCTGTTCGTCGCGCACGCGGCTGATCAGCACTAGCAGGTCGATGGATTGCCACCGCGCCCGGACGCCATGCTCGGACAAAAGTTGGTGGAGGTCCGAGAGGATTTCCGATTCGAGGCTCATGCCCATGCGCTCCTGTCAAAACGAAACACCCTCTCCAGTTTCCCGGAGAGGGCGTCCCATGAACCCCGCGACCGAAAGGGATTACAGCTTGACGATGCGCTTGAGGGCGTCGGTCTTGCCGACCGTGAAGCCGTAGAGGCATTCGATGGTGACGAACACCTTGTTGGCGCGGGTGTCGGTGAAGCGCAGGTAGCCGAAGGTCATCCCGGTCTGCGGATCGGTGACGGCCCCGGCCTGCTGGTAGTCGGCGACCGGCTGGAGGTAGCGCATGGCCACGGCAATCGCGCTCGGGTGGGTTGCGAAGCCGACGAGCTTTTCGGCATGGGCGGCCGGAATCACAATCGTCTCGTGCAGGTCGAAACCGGCCAGACGCTTGATGAGAGCCTCGGTGACGCCCGGTGCGCTGAGGTTGAGGTTGAAGCTCTTGGCCACGACGTCATCGGCGAGCAGGTTGGTGTAGAAACCCGAGTCGAGGATGAGCGACCGTTGGGAGGCCGGCATCTTCGCCTGGCCGCACACGTCGCGGATGCTCAGCACCTTCTTGTAGTCGAACGAAGTGGCAGCCAGCGCGGCGATGGCCGGTGCTCCGAAGTTCGCCAGGGTGATGACCGTCATGATGTCGAGCAGCACGTCCTGGGCGAGTTGCTGGGCGGCGACTTCCACCAGGGTATCGAGCACGTCCATGGCCGTTTCCGCATTTTCCCGGGCGGTGACGTGGACGGTCTTGAACTTGTGGCGGTTGAGCGTCACCGGGACGGTCGTGACCGTGGAGTCCGCGTTGGCGGTGTAGTCGCCCGCGAAATCGCTCGAATCGGTGGGAGCGCCGACCAGTGGCACACGGACGGTGTCGCCCTTGTCGGACGGCTGCGGGCCGAAATTGGTCGAGAACGCCGTGACCGGCAGGAGGTTCGCCATGAAGGGCATGAGCGCCCGCTGAGCGACCTTGATGTCTTTGAGGTTGGTAAGGGTGTTGGACATGGCGAGCTATCAGGCTTGGTGATTGAGGATGAGGGCTTGTTGTTCGGGAGTGAGCTTCCGCCAGAAGACGGTCTGGGCGGTGGGATTGGTAATGGCGGCGAACTGTGCGTGGAGGTCGGCGGCCTGGGTGGCGTCGCCGGCCGGAGTGACGCGGGCCGGCAGCGTGGTGCCGGTGGAGGCGACGACACGGGCGACCTCGGTTTGGACGCGGGTGTCGAAATCGGCCTGCGATGCCTGAAGCGCGGTGACGCGGGTCCGGAGGGCAGTCGACTCGGTGGTCGCCGTATCGCGCTCGGCTTTGAGCGTGTCGAGTTCGGCGGTGAGCAGCTCGACTTCGCCGCGCAGTGAATCCGCGGCGGCCGACGCTTCGTTGAGAAGTTCCGTCTGG